ATAGTTGTTATGGTAATAGGTTCTCCTGAATTAACCTCTAATACTTTTCTAATTTCTTCGTGAATTTCTTCTAATGGTTCATGACCACTTGATACCCCACCAAAACCTTTTATTGGTTCACCCGCAGGCCTAACCTTTGTATAATCAAATGTAACAGGTGCCGTTGCGTGAAAATAAGACTCTAATAATAATCGTAAAGATTCTACCCAACCCTCTCTTGTATCAGGTATCACAAATATTTCTTCATTTCTATCTCTATTTATACCCTTTACTATAATCTCACCTGCACCTTTGGTATCGAATCCTACTCCTACACCTAACATACTGGCATCCATTAAGAAACAGAATGGTTTTGAATAATCTTCTTTAAGTGTAGATGTAGATACAAAAGCACAATTGTTAAGAGCAGCATAAAGATTCTTTTCTTCTGTTATAGCAGTTCCCATTGCCCATAACCCACGTCCTGGTGGTAAAAATTTCATACTAAACATTCTATCATACATTTCTTGAGCTGACTTTTGAGCTTGCCATGCATTCCACCCTAATTGGTGTTGATTTATCCAACTCATTTGCATTGAATATGTTCCCTCTACAACCCGTTTAATGGTTTCCCAATATCTCTCATTTTTACCGTTTTCTTTAATACGAGAATAGGTTCTCATATAAACCAATTCACCTAAACCATTAAAACCAAAAGGTGGTCTTTTCCTCTTGTACTTATTTATAAAATTTTCCGATAACTTAAATTTTTCCACTACAACTCCTCATATCCTTTATATTTCTTTAACCAATAAACCTTCTTCTTTTTTTCAAGAATTGATTCTCTATGTTTCCAATAATATCTTCTTTGTCGTGTTCGCCTAGCAACTAACTGCTCTTTTTTGGTTTGGTATATTCTTTTTCTTCCCAAAATATTTTTCCCATTAAAAGTAGGGAAAAATTTCTTCCCCAATATTAAAAAATTTTTTACCTATCGCCAATAATAAATACAATATATATTAAAATATAATTATGTATTTTATAAAATTACTCAAAACCATCTAAGTTTTTATCAGAAGTTTTTTCTTCACTACTTTTTTCATCAGTAGGAATCAATACTTTATATGCATTTCGTGCGCTTTGTTTCAAAAAATCTTCAGAACTCCTCATTTTCTTAGAAGCTTCTACTCCCATTTTAGAAGATGGTCTATGAACATTTATCAACCCAGTATGTGTATTCATAGTGCACGGATAAGTTATTCCATCAATACCAAATCTATTTTTAATCACGTGTGCTCTGGCAGTATTTGCCGCCTTATCTTCAATCTTCCTACTAAGACTTACAACAAAATCTGCAGTCATAACCTTACTATATGCTTCTGCAATTTTATCTGCACCAATTACATCTTCATCAAGTGCTGAACGATTGGCTTGAGATGCAGTCCATATCGGTATCTCCATCTCTCCTGCTAATCCTCGTAGGTCTTCATATATATTTCCCAACCTATGTCTTAACTCTACACCACCACTAATATCTTTCATAATATCTGCATAATCTACTATAACAACATCTGGCTTTAACCCACTTAATTCTACTTGTTTCATATGTGAATTCAATGTTTGTACTGATGCAGATCTAGTTGGGAAATATTTAATTAACAAATTTCCTTTTGCTTTCTCTAAAGATTTCCTAACCGCTTCCTTATGATATTTTATTTCACCGGTTGGAATTGATGAAAAAATTGTATCATATCTTAATCCTATATAAGATTGGTTTAACTCTAATGTATAATGTAAAACATTTTTTCCAATACATAATCCGTGATGTGCTATCCTCTGTAACATCCAAGTTTTACCAATACCCGCTGGTGCAACTAGAACTCCAAGCTCACCTTTTCCTAAACCACCAGACATAATTTCATCTATAATTTCCCATCCTGTTGGTATAACTTCTCTAGTAGACTGAGTTAATCTTTCTTCTAATCCTTCTACATAATCGTGCCCTAAATCTTTTGTAGTCCCAGCTTTCATAGCAACATCAATAACTGTTTTTATTCCATCATAATCATGTCTCTCTAGCATATCTACAGAGTCCATAATTGCCCTTTTTAAATTCTGATTCTTGCAAAATTCTATAATTTTTTCTTCAATAAATTCTAAATCTGTAGCTTCTCTATGTTGAAATACTTCTCTTAAATTATCTACAACTAATTTTTTTAACACATCAGAAGAAATATCATCTATTTGTATTTTTAATGCTTCTAATGTAGGTTCTACTTTATATTTTTCATAATACTTCTTAATAGATCTAACTAACCACTTATCTGCATCAGAATCAAAATATTCTGATAAAATAATATCACTAATAGTTTGTAAAAAACGTCTATTGAATAATAATAATACTATTATTTTCTTTTGGAATGAGTGTCCGAATTGTATTAATGTATCTGACATATTAAAAGAACTCGTGTTTAACTAAATTTGCTGGATTTTTTGCCTTCTCTACTCTCGCTTCGGCAATCTTAAAATATTCTTCTTCTCTCTCTATCCCCAAGTATTTTCTATCTAATGTTACACAAGCTATTGGTGTAGTTCCACTACCCATGAATGGGTCTAACACTACATCATCTTTTCTACTACCAAGTGTTACTAAATAACTAAATAATTGCATTGGTTTTACCGTTGGATGGATGTTTTGAGTTGGTAGTGTGGTAAATTTTTTCTCCACTCCCTTCATATCGTTACTTGGTTCTGGACTTTGACCATTATATATCTTTTGTTTCTTTTCAAGATTATCCAATCCCATATTTTTTTCTGACTTACTCGCCTTGGGAACAATCAAAAATGGAAATGTATTTCTAACTTCTTCTGGTAATCTACTCATTCTATGTTTCCACCACTCATCTAAACTATAATATCTACTAAAATCTCCCTCATCTCCTTTACCTGGATTCTCTCCTGTGCCTTCTTCATCATATGCCCAACCACCACTATACATCTCATTTGTGTTTTGATATGATCTACCACCAGTTGATTTTGTTTTCTTACCAGTATCTAATACATTATCACTTACTAATAAATTTGCTGCAAATCTACCGAATGGTGATGCTTCTGCTGTATCATTATCTTCACTCTTAAATCCACTCTGTTTAAATACATTATGGTCTGTACGTGGTTGTCGTTTTGTTATTTTAACTTTTTTAGTGGATTTCTTTCCCCATAAATTTCTACCATCTTTGGTTTCTGATTGTTCTGAATCTCCAAATGCTGAAACTCGTTCGTATGTATCACTTTTAGAGTTTCGTGATGGTTGATTTCCTCTGGACAATCCTTCAGGTTCTGTATCAAAGTTTTTTTGTGCACCTACATTATCCTTATTATATTTTTCCAAATCTTTACTTATTGGTTTCTTGTATCCCCATTTTTGAGATGGATTATCATATGCTTCTGAATACACTTCACCTTCTTCTATGGAACTTCTTTCAGTAAAACCTTTTCTATCAAATTCATATTGTTCAATATCACTCATACCAGCGAATGGTATTCTAGCATCATCCAACCACGTTACTCCCTTTTGATTATCAAGTGCTTGGTCTAAATAACCTTTCTTCTCTAATGGTTTCATTGCCACTATCACTATTTCTACTGCTGGTTTTGGTTGATATCCTGCATAACTTCCTTCAAGATTTTCTTTCTCGGATTTCTTACCAACATTCATAGCCTTTGGAAAACCTGTTGCGTATGCCCAATAAATTGAAGTAAAATTAGTTTTAAACCCTGATATATTCAAAGCTTCAATCTGTTTCTGTAATACATCCTGTTTTGGAGCAGCCATTATAAAAGCAAATCCTCCTGGCTTCAATACCCTTAAACATTCTTTCCATATTGGAACAAAAAATTCTTCCATAGCAATAGGTTTATTTCTTGGAAGTTTTTTAAATCCTTTCTTAGCATAAACATGAGATTCGCCCTCAAAACTAATTACTTCATTAAAACTATCCCATTTTTTACCCATAAAAGATAAACCATAAGGTGGATCTGAACATATTAAATCGACTGTATTATCACCCAATTCTTTTAATTCTTCTAAACAATCTCCATTAATCAATTTACTATCCATCGAAATCAAAAAACTCCTTAGCTTTATTATATGTTGATACTACTCTACTATTTTTTATAGCAGATTTATTATATTTAAGTGGCGAAGTACTTTGCCATTCTATCTTATCTACAAAACTCCACGACCCATCTGTAAAATCTTTTTTCTTCCAAACCAATTCTTTATCTTTAGGATATTTTCTGCCCCACTCTAAAGTAGTTTCTGCCAATAATCTTTTTTTTTCTCTCTTATTACACAAAAAGTAGACATATCTAAATTGTCTGCCTCTATAATGACTCCATTTGTTATTAATTAAAAACTCTTTATTAGGTCTCCTACCTATATTAACACCTTTCTTATCTTTCAAATAAGCTTGTGCTGTTCTTGGATGAACTCTTTCACCAGTTTCAGATAAGTATAAATCAGTAGTTATAAACCCACCATATAAAAAATTAGCTGCTTGATAAACATATCCTGGTTTTCCTAATATACCATCCGCCCAAGTATAAATTAATTTTATATCTGGTCTATTCTCCTTAACCCACCTAAACATTTTAGATAAAATTATAGATTCTGAATTTCTTGGTAATTCATCTAACATACACATTTTACCTATCTCTAAATAATCTTTTGATTGTAAAGAAGGGAATAATTTTTTAATAGTATTGAGTGGCTGGACTCCCCACCCAAGAGTAATAACCCCTACTAATTTCTTATTAATAAAACTTCCAAGAAAATGTTTAGTTAATCTTGGCATAATTTTTGAATAATGATTATTAAATACTATATCTAATGCATTTACCTGATCTATCGCAAAGAATTCAGAAATTTTAACATCTTCAATTGAATAAGATTCATTACTCACCATATAATTGCTTTCTACGTTCTTCCGTTATTTCGTCTCGTCTTTTCTTTCTATACCTATCCCTAGCAACTTTACGTAAAGCTTCCTTATTACGCTCATAATGCTCCATTTGCCATTTTCGCTGAGCGACCTTTTGTTGTATTTCTGTAAAATATTTACGCTTTCTTCCCATGACTCATTCTCGCGTATCTATTTAATTGTGTAAAATTTTGATTTAACCAACCCTGTAAATTTGGCAATGCTGTAAATAATTTATCTTGAACAAACTTAGTTTCAAACTTAAATTTTATTAATTCTGTTATAGGACTTTCAACTACATCCATAATTTTCATCTTACTACCTGGTGTGATATCTACTTTAAATAATTGCATTAATTTTCTATTAAGAAATAATTGTTCTTTACAAATACCTACACTTTCATATAACTTTAATTCATCTTTCTTTTCTTCTGATATTTTTATACATTCTTCTAATGTATAATAAGGTTCATCTCTATCTGTAATTTTGGGGAATCTCTTTATAATACTTTTAAGTCCAGCGCCTCTTACTCCAGGAATATTATCCGATTTATCTCCTTCTAATATCCTATAAGTTAAAAAGTTTTTAGATGGGATTCCATATTCATCAAATATTGCATCCCTATCATATATTTTCTTTTTAGTAGGACTATATACTTTGATTCTATGATTTATGAGTTGAAGAAAATCTTTATCCGTAGATGATATAACCACGTCACTCTCATCAAAAATTTGTTTGGATAAATGAGCTATAACATCGTCAGCTTCAATATTATCCATAGCTAGAATTGTAACTGGTAACAATTGTAAATACTCAATTACTGATTGTAATTGTTTCATCATATTCTTTCGCTCATCTTTCTCATCAGCGAAATCGTACGCGCGCACTAATCTACTTTTTGGTTTCCTACCAGCTTTATATTCAGGAAATAACTTACGGCGGCGGGTGCTCCCACCCTTACCATCAAATACTATGATAGCTCGGGTGGGATTGAAAAGATGGATTGCATAACCTATACTTTTTAGAAAACCAACTATTCCCCCAATGTGAATTCCATCATCATTGAGAGTTGGCATAACGCTGAATACTCTTATAAAGGTATTCAGGCCATCTACAATAAGTACTTTATCATTGAAGTGACCACCATCTAAACTACCGCCTTTTTTCTTTATTTCTTCAAGTATACTGACATATCTTTTATTCATTATCAGTCTCATCTGTAATTTCTACATCGTCAATTCCTAAAGCACTTTTATCATACTTTAGAATAACTTTATCACAGATGAGTTTATAGACATATTCTTTTAGATTTTCATCTTTTAACATATCAGCAAAATCTTTAGATTGAAATTTCTTTACTTCCAATTCTTTCCCAGTTTCCAAATCAAATATTGGTAAGGAGTACCAAGCTCCAGCAACTTTAGCTATACCATGTTCTTTCATTATAGTTAACCAACTGCCTTCATCATCAATACCACTCTCAAAATAAAGAGGGAACTCCGCTTTTCTTAGTGGAGGTCCCAATCTATTTTTTATAACTTGCGCTAGAATCGTCATCCCAATAACATTCTTCTTAGAATCTTTAATTTGACCTTTATTTTTTAATCTAATTCTAGTTGACGCATGAAATGGTAATGCCTTTCCACCACTTGTAGTCCAAGGGTCTCCAAACATTACTCCTAGTTTTTGTCTGAGTTGATTTGTAAATACTAAAGCAACTTTTTGTCGCCCAATCATTTGAGTAATTTTTCTCATAGCTTTGGAAACAATAATTGCTTTTGCAGTTGCCCAACCATCTTTATCAAAGTCTGCATCTAATTCAACCTTAGTTGTTGCCGCTGCAAGAGAATCTACTAATATTGTCACTAATCTATCTTTATCAGAACTTCTAACTTGTAAAACTATTTCTTCAATAGCTTCAAATATATCTTCAACCGTTTCCAAATGTAAGTATAACATTTTTGAAACATCTACACCAATAACTTCTAAAAAATCATGACTTACTGACGTTTCAGTATCAATATAAACTGCTACACCATTTTTCTTTTGGGTTTCAGCGAGAATATGAGCTCCAACTAAAGATTTACCACTAGATTCCAATCCATTGAGTTCTGTAATTCTACCTACTGCGATTCCACCGTTGGGTTTATTCGATATTGCTAAATCCAACACGGTTGAACCAGTAGAAATAAACTCTTTTATATCTGTTGGCGTACTATCAGATCCATCTAAAAAATACGCAACTTTCATGTCCTTAAACTTCTTATTTAAAGTGTCAGCTAGGACATCAGCTAACTCATCCCGTACAGACATATTCTATACCTACTTGTTAAGCTTTTTGATTAAATAATTCATCAAAAGCTGATGATACAGATTCTACAGTTTTTGTAGTTTCTGCAACTTTATCTGAAGTGACTGATTCACCTTTTTTAGTGTCATCAGTTTCTTCACTCTTACCTTCAAGCCAATCATTTAAAATCTCAGTAAGTTCATCATAAGTCTTTTCCTGATAAATTTCTGTGAGTTCACGTTGTGAATCTGATACCAATTCTAGAATATTTTTATCTTCTGAAATTGGAGCCGTTACTGGCTTAACTCTAATAGCAGTAGATGGAAAAGTAGCCCCAGTTTCTTCTGCTGTTTTAAATTCAACATTAACATCTCGTCCATTTAATGGGTCTGTAATATCACCATAATCTGGATCTGAAATAACTGAAAGAAGTTCCTGGTAAACTGTTTTACCAAATCCCCAGAATTTTACTCCTTCTTTTTCTTCACCTCGTACCACTACTGGAGCAAAAGTTCTCATTTTTGCTTCTAATTTCTTACCTAATCTATAATCATCACGATTACCAGAAGTTTTCAGCTTCTGAGCAAATTCTTCTATTGGGTCTGGACGACCGAAAGAAATTGGTGATAGATAAGATTTTCCACCTAAATTATAATGGAAAAATAATTCTATAAAAGGATTGTCCTTATTAAATTTATAAGGTACAATTCTAATAATTTGTGTTCCTGGT